AAATTGTTCGCCATCCTCCTGATGGCGATCTTTGCGTTTGTGGGCTACTTCATCTGGCAGAACCAAGCCTTCCTGATTGGCGCGTACAAGGAGCAACAAAAGTTGCCCAGCATCGCTGAGGACCGGGTGGAGGATGCGGCGGCGCATCTGTTTAAAAATACCGACGCTACAGTCGTAGCTATATTCAAGGTCAACCCCATGTTTGGCAACCGCATCTTGTATCGGGCGTACACCAAGCAGGGGCGGGAGAAGACTCATGAGGGGCTGGATGTGGGTCTCTTCACTTCCAACGTGTCTAACAACAGGGACGTTGTGGCGCTGATGGCCGGGGAGATCCCATGCAGTCATTACAAGACCGCGCAGTCTGAGATTGGCTTGTGGTACATGGAAAAGGGTATGACCTACGGCTGCCGGGTTGGCGTGCCGCCAGAGCCGGGCAAGTTGGTCGGGCAGATCACTGTGGGATGGAAAGAAGAACCGCCGGATGTGGACCAGTACCGCGTCCTCTTGCAGATTGCAGCAACCATGCTTTCAAGGAGTAAACAGTAATGGAATGGCTCAAACAAATCGCGCCCACTGTCGCTACTGCGCTGGGCGGTCCATTGGCCGGCATGGCTGTCTCTGCCATCTCCAAGGCTATCGGGGTGGATGAGAAAGATGTTGGTGACTTGATCAACAACAATAAGCTCACTGCCGAACAGATTGCACAGGTCAAGCTGGCTGAGATTGAACTTCAAAAGCAGGCGCAGGAGTTGGGCCTGAACTTTGAAAAGCTGGCGGTGGACGACAGGAAGAGCGCCCGTGAGATGCAGGCTACAACCCGCTCCATCGTCCCCCCAGCGCTGGCTGCGATTGTCACCGTCGGGTTCTTCGGCATTCTGGTGATGATGCTGCTAGGCAAGGTGGACTCCAACAACCCCGCCATCTTGATGATGCTAGGTAGCCTCGGCACCGCTTGGACTGGCATCATTGCTTATTACTTTGGTTCTAGCGCTGGTTCGCAGGCCAAGACCGATCTTCTTTCTAAAGCACCTGCAATCAAATGATGAGCCTCGCCAACACCCTCGCCAAACTCAAGATCAGCGTTGACTGGGTCGAACCGCTGGAAGAGGTCTTTCACCGCTACGAGATCAACACTCCGGAGCGCCAAGCTGCGTTCATCGGGCAGTGCGCTCATGAGTCCATGAACTTCACCCGGCTGGAAGAGAACCTGAACTACAGCGCAGAGGGCCTCATGAAGACGTGGCCTAGCCGCTTCCCGACGCTGGAGGCTGCACAACCATACCACCGCAACCCCGAGAAGATTGCTAATAAAGTATACGCAGGGCGTATGGGCAACGGGCCGGAGGAGACTGGTGAGGGGTGGCTGTACCACGGGCGCGGGCTGATCCAGCTCACCGGTAAGGACAACTACACGCTGGCCGGTGACGCCCTAAACATGGACTTCATGCACAGCCCTGATTACGTGCTGGTTCCCAAGTATGCAGCCCTAACCGCAGGGTGGTACTGGAACAAGCGTCAGCTTAATAAAGAGGCTGATGCTAAAGACTACACCGGGATGACAAAGAAGATTAACGGCGGTACCATTGGGTTAGACGACCGTATTGCGCACATTAAACACGCGCAAGAGGTTTTGACCGCATAAAGGGGCGCTCATGCCGCTGCAAAAACTCCAGCTCAAGCCCGGTGTAAACAGAGAATCCACGACGCTGGCTAACGAAGGCACTTGGTTCGAGATGGACAAGGTGCGCTTTCGCTCGGGCTATCCGGAGAAGCTTGGCGGCTGGGTGAGAGACACCGGCGGCTATTACAACAACGGCACGTCTTTGGCTCCAGCCACCGGGTCGTTCTGGGGCACCTGCCGGGCATTGTGGAACTGGGTCACGCTCGCAGGCTACAACCTGATGGGCTTGGGCACGCACCTGAAATATTACATCCAGCAGTCCAACGGTGGTAACTTCTACGATGTCACGCCACTGCGTGATGTAAACGTGATTGCGGCTAATGCCTTCACGACTACTAACGGTTTGACCACCGTTATCGTTAACGACCCGGGTTATGGCGCTAGTAATGGTGACTTTGTCACGATCTCAGGTGTTGGTGGCGCAGTCAATGGTATCCCCGCCTCGGCGCTGAACAAAGAGTTCCGCATCACTTATATTGATTCGTCCAGCTACAGCATCACGGTCAGCGCTCCGGCCACGTCCTCTGGTACTACTGGCGCTGCGACGTTCTCCTATCAAATCTCCATCGGCCAAGAGATTTATGCGTCACTCACTGGCTGGGGTGCTGGTGGATACGGCGGCACAGTTACAGTTGCTGCGACAACGACGCTAAACGGCGCACTCAACAGCAGTGCCACGACCATCACGGTTGTCTCCACTACAGGCTTTGCGGCGTCTGGTGTCATCGGCATCGAGGGTGAGTACATCACCTATTCGGGTAAAACATCGACCACCTTCACTGGTTGCACCCGAGGTGTGGGCAGTACCGCTGTAGCTCACGCAGACGGCACCGTTGTTAACCAATACAGCAATGCGACCGGCTGGGGTGAGTCTGCAACGTCGGGCGTTGGCGTGCAGTTGCGTCTGTGGAGCCAGACCAACTTTGGTCAAGACCTGATAATTAACCCTCGCGGGGGAGCGCTCTACCTGTGGAAGGTGAACGCTAACCCAACAATCTACGACAGAGCTTCATTGCTGTCTCCAACCAGTTCTGGTGTGTACCAGACGGATGCTGGCTGCCCGAGTATCTGTAACGCCGTCTTGGTCTCTGACGCTTCGCGCTTTGTGATTGCGTTTGGCTGTAACGACTACGGCCTTACTGAGCTTGATCCGCTTCTGGTGCGCTGGTCGGATCAGGAAGATTACGCCACTTGGACTCCCGCTGCCACCAATCAGGCGGGCAGCTATCGCCTGTCCACAGGCTCCAGCATCGTTGCCCACCAACAAACCCGTCAGGAGATCTTGGTCTGGACGGATGCGGCACTGTACTCCATGCAGTATCTTGGCCCGCCGTTTACTTGGGGCTTCCAGATTCTGGGTAGCAACACTTCTGTTGCCGGCCCCAACGCGATTGCAACCGCAGCCAACATCACCTACTGGATGGGGCTGGACAAGTTCTACATGTACTCCGGTCGTGTGGAGACCCTGTACTGCCCGCTGCGGCAGTACATCTTTGGCGACATCAACCTTCAACAGCAGTATCAGTTTGTTGCTGGAACGAACGAAGGCTACAACGAGATTTGGTGGTTCTACTGCTCCGCCAACTCTACGGTAATTGATCGTTACGTGATCTACAACCACCTTGAGCGCATCTGGTCTTACGGCAATCTTGGCAGAACAGCGTGGTTGGATTCCCCGCTGCGCGACTACCCTGTGGCTACTAACTATTTAAATCAGTTGGTCTATCACGAGAATGGCGTAGACGACGGCACCACCAACCCGCCTAGCCCGATTTCTTCCTATATCCAGTCTGCCGACTTCAACATCGGTGACGGGCACAACTACGGCTTTGCGTGGCGCATGATCCCGGACATCACGTTCGATGGCTCTTACGTCAACAACCCGCAGGTCACGTTTACACTGCGCCCGCGTCAGAACCCCGGTGCTAACTACAGCACGGCGGATGCGCCGACGGTGACCAGCACGCAGAACTATCAGGGCCAGCGCAACTACACGGTGCAGCAGTTCACCGAGATCGTTTACACGCGCATCCGTGGCCGGCAGATGGCGTTCAAGGTTAGCTCCGACGGCCTAGGCGTGAACTGGCAACTGGGTGTGCCGTCGATTGATGTCCGTCCGGATGGAAGACGCTGATGGCCCTTATCGTTACGTCAGAGTACGAACTTAACCGGGTTGTCGCTCCGCGCCTGCCCACAGCTCCGCCGGACTACGAGAAGCGCTACCACGATCAGTTTGCTGACGTTCTGCGCCTGTACTTCAACCGGCTGGACAACATTCTGGGTCAACTGGTGGCTTCTATGGAAACAATTCCCGTATCAATCGGCGGCACCAACGTAGACGCCTTTAACCGGCTGCGGGTCAGCAACCCCCTGACGCTGTTTGATTCTTCCCACCGTTACGCGGACAACAACCTGTGGGCCAGCAGTATCACCGGCACCGCAGCAGCCACGTTCAGCGCAGATGAGGGCTTGGTAAACCTAACTGTTGGCTCGGCCAGTGGCGATCAGATCATTCGCGAGACCATCAAAGTCTTCTCCTATCAGCCGGGCAAGAGTTTGTTGGTGATGAGCACTTTTGTGCTGGGTGATCCCAAGGCGGGACTACGCCAGCGTGTTGGTTACTACGGCG